CTGGACGTTGGTGCTCACCCACTCCGCGATCTGGGCCTCGGCAAGCCCGCCGGACGCGAAGGGGATCCCGAGCACCCGGCTCACAGCCCGGTCCACGCCGCCGGTCACCCACTCGTCGATCGAGGTCGCGACGTAGTAGAGCCCCTCAGCGCCCGTCGTCGAGACGGTGATCCATGTGTCGTAGGTCGCCTGGAGGATGGCCTCGATGTGGAGCAGGTCGTCGATGCGGCTGTCGGTGCGTGCTGCCGCCGCTCGGCGCTCGGCGCTCTCCATCCTCGCCAGGATCGGGTTGATCTCGCCCATCGCTGCCCGCTGGACGGCGCGGATCCGTCCGCGCAGCGTGCGCTGGTACAGCTCGTCGAGGGTGTGTGGGTAGCGGATGGCGCGAGGGCCTCCGCTCGCGTCCTCGCGGGCCAACTCGGCGGCACGGGTGGCGCGGCCCTGGGCGGCGGCCTGGGCGTGCGCTGCTCGCCTGCTGGCCTCGGAACCGGGCTGGTAGGTGAACACCCTGCCCGAGCGGCCCCAGCGGTAGCCGGGGCGGCCGTTCGCGGTGGCGGGCTGGACGGGCACTACGTCATCTCCCACCGCTCGTGGGGCGGCACCCATTCGTCCTCAGCGCACAGGTCCACCGGGATCTGGCGCAGCCCGCTCCCCGCTGGGTGCGTGTCGAGCACCAGGGCGAGCTTCCCGATCCGGTCCCGAATCCAGGGCGGCAAGTCCTGCCACGCCTCCTTCGCCGCGTCGCAGGCATCGGCGAGGCGCCCGGCTGGCTCGGAGAGGGGCGACCAGTCGATGTGGACGCCCTGGCCGTCCGCGCATGCGCGGATGCCCGTCTCGTGAAGGCGGCGGGCGAGGTTCACTTCGCGGCCTCGCCTGGCTGCGCTGGCGCCTTGACCACGGCGGGTGGGGTGATCCCCTTCATCGCCGCAACAAGGTCCCGCGCCCGACCCGGCGGCACGATGCCTTCCAGTAGAAGCCTGGCCGCCTCCTCGCTTAGGTCTCCTGTCACCACCGACGCCAGGATGCCTTGGGCGGCGGCGATTTGCGCGCCGTTGAGCGGTTTTACTTCTTCGGGCAACAGGGCCTCGGTCTCTGCCGCGGCGGGCGGCTCGACAACCGGGGCACCTAGTGCAGTGTCGGGCGCGCCCGGTGTCGACCCTTGCTGCTCGACCGTGGCGGCCCCTGCTGCCCCCCGCTTCGCAATCGCCTCCGCGATGCTCGCCTCCATCGCTGCCCGCATCTCCTCGTCGACGGCCTCGTCCTCGTCGGTCGGCGGCTGGATGTCGAACCGGAAGGCGCCCTCGTCGTAGCGCGAGCGCCGGACGCGGTCTGCGGTTAGCACGCCGTCCGCGATCGCGATGGTGTCGGCCTGGGTGTGGGTGAGGCGGGCCAGGGCACGCTCCGTCTCGCTCATCTCGCCGAGCGGCTCGAACTTGAGCCACCAGCCTTCCGGCTCGGCGCCGATCTCGGAGTGGTAGAGGCAGCGGTAGAGGAACTCCAGGGGGTCGCGGTACCGCTCCTCCTGGTGCGCCGCGATGCGCGCGTACCAGTTGGCCTGCCACGACGCGCCGTCGGTGTTGAGCCCGGCCGGGGCCTCACCGAACAGCCGCGCCACGGGGATCTCGCTCAGCAGGGCGAGCATGATCCGGGCGTCGTCGGAGATGTCCTTGAACCCGGTCGCGTTCGACCCCATCCGGTCGAAGCTGTCGTCCACGCCGAGGAAGACGCTATGCACGAGCGACTTCATCTGGTTGACGGTGCTGACCTTCGAGAGCCAGGTCGCGCGTTGATCGCCGGCCGACTGCGCCGCGCCGTTCGCGAACTTGAAGACGGCGAGGCTCAGCTCCTGGGCGAGCTTGGCGCCGCCCGCGTTGATCTGGGAGAGGTTGCGGATCGACTCCCAGAGCACCTGGCCCACGGCGTCCGCGTAGACCGACGATGTGCCGCGGCTGCTCATCACGGTCCCGCGGTCCGCCGGCGGCAGGTCGTGGCCCCAGAAGCGGAGCAGGCGGGAGACGTGGACGCGGTCGGTCGTGTTGAGCACCGCGCCCGGCCGGCGCGGCATCACCCACAGGTGCGAGGGCATCCCGAAGTCGGGGGAACGCGGGCTCGACTCGTACTCGGCGACGCTGAACTCGCGGGAGTCCAGCACCTGGAGCGCGTGGACCTTGCGCACGCGGGCGGGGTCCAGGGGCTTATCGAGCGGCGCGGGGTCGTCGGTGACGAGCCAGATCCGGGCCTCGCCGAGAGCGCGGGCCCAGGTGTCGGCCTCGCGCACGGCGGCGACGACATGCAGGCGGCGCTCGGCGTCCTCGAGCGGGGAGGACTCGTCGCTGTCGTCCATCAGCGACCACCCGCGCATGGTCGCGTCGGAGGGGTAGGTCTGGACGATCCTGCGGTAGACCGTGCCCCTCATCAACGCCACCAGCTCGTCATCGCCCAGGTAGTCGCGGGCGGTGTTCGGGCGAGACGTCGCGCCCGAGTCCGTGGCGCCGCCCAGGCCGGACAGGGAGTTGAGCACGGCGTTGCCGCTGACGCTTCCGCCCACGGCGTTGGCGTCGCCGCGCTCGGGTGCGGGCCCGGCATCGGGGACGGAGTCGATGCGGTCGAGGACGGTGCGAGCGCGGTGGAGGATGCGAGTGGAGAGCGGCGGTGCTGCCATGGGTGACCTCGTCAGGTGCATTGTAGCGGGTCAGCCGCCGAAGAGCATCGCCCCGAAGTCGAGGACGCCGAGGCTCCTCGACTCGTGGCCCCGCACGTAGGCCAGGACCTGGCAGTCGCAGTCCAGGCGGTCGTTGACCTCGCCGCGCTTTTCGCCCCGGGCTGCGATGTACTCCTCGACGCAGTCGTGGACCCACTCGGCGTGCTGGGGATCGGGGAGCCACAGCGCGCCCGACTCACAGGCGGGTACGGACCAGAGCTCCCACGCCTCCCGCTTCGACTTCGCGCCCTTGTCGTAGGCGATGACGTTCGGGAGCACGCCCGCCAACTCGTCGACAAGGGCCGAGCCGTTCGCCTTGTCCTCGATCAGGGTGACGGAGATGCTCGGGTACTTGCCGGCCAGCGTCTTACAGCCCGCCTTGAAGGCCGAGTAGCCGGCGCGCACACGGTGCTCGTCGATGACGGCGAACTCCTGGCCGGTCTGCGCGATGACGCGGGCGCAGCCGAAGCTACCTCCGTCCGTTTCCTTGAAACTGGCATCGACGCTCAGGAACACGCGATCGGCGCGTGCGGCTCGGTCGGCGGGGTGCTCGCGGTAGAAGCGCGTGAAGGTCAGCATGTCGCGCTTGAACAGGTCGCCCGTCGCCGGAGCCGGTCGCTGCTGGTACAGGGCGAGCCACCAGCGCAGGCCGAACTTCGTGGCCAGCGCGGCCTTGAGGCTGCGCAGTTCGGACAGCGGCCACCGCGCGGCGTGCAGCGCCTCGCCGGCCTTGCGGTGCTCCTCATCCTGCTCGGCGATGGCGGAAAAGCTGAGCACCTCCCACTGGTCGGCCTCGGGGTCCTCCGCTGCCTTCTTAAGCAGGCGGCCGGCGAGGTCGTCATCGTGCCAGCGGGTCATCATCAGGATGATGCCGCCGCCCGGCGCGATCCGGGTGCGCAGGACCGTGTTGTACCAGGCCTCGACCGCGTCGCGCTTTGTGGCGCTGCTGGCTTCGGCGGCGTCCTTTACCGGGTCGTCGACGATGGCGAGATGCGCGCCACGCCCGGTCAGGGGACCACCGACACCGACGGCGGTGTACGTGCTGCCGTCGCCCGTCGCCCACCGCTGCACCCGGTCCACGTCGGCACGCTGGTAGTCCCCGCGATAGCGCGACTTGACGGGCTGGGGGCGGATGCCGGGGAACACCGCTAACGCCTCGTCTCCGCGGGCAGTGGTGCGGGCCGACCGGCTGTTGTCGTCGGCGAGGTCCTGGCCGTAACTGGCACACACGATCTCGTGGCTCGTGTTCCGGCCCATGTGCCAGACCGGGAACTTCTTGCTGACGATCTCGGTCTTGCCGTGGCGAGGCGGGGCGAAGATCATCAGGCGGGGCGACTCGCCGCGAGCGACAGCCAGGCTGAACCGCTCCAGGGCGGCGCACAACTCGAGGTGGAACCACCCGGCGTGGTAGCCAGGGCACGTCAGCTTCACCCAGGAAAGCAGCGACCATCCGGGGTAGGCGTCCTGTGGCCCCAACCGCGCCATGTCGCGCCAGTCCTCGCGAAGCATCCGCAGGCGCTCCTCCTCCAGGGCGCGGAGTTCGTGGCCGTCAGTGGTCGGCGTGGCGTGGCGGGGGGCGCTCATCCGTCGAGGCCGCCCCGGAGCACGGTCAGGCGGGCCATGACCTCGTCAGGGTCGCGGCGGGCATCGCCGTCGGTGACCTCGCCCGAGTGCTCGACGCGCTCGGTCTTCGGGTACCCGCCCGTCGCCAGGATCGGGCTCGCGTTCAGCAAGCCCGCCGCCTTCACGGCCTGGTCGACCGCCGCCCGCGTCTCCAGGTGCCACACCTTGCGCGCGATGACTGCCGCTACCGCGTCCTCGGCCCCCATGTCGCCGGTCGGCAGCGGGGGCGGGCCGTTGTGGAGCCGGTCGCTCGCCTGGTCGATCAGCGTGCGCACGAGCCTGGCCGCCGCGGAGTGGTGGCCCACGAGCTCCTGGGCCAGCGACGTGAGCGCGGACATCGTGGCGACGTGCCGCTCGGCGCGGAGGTCGGACACCGCCGCCGCGACCAGGGGATCGTGGTGAAGCCACCGTGACACCGTCTCCGGCGCGACCCCGGCGAGGGCCGCCGCCTCGGACGGCCTGCACCCGGCGACCACGGCCTCGACCGCTACGATCTGCTGCGGCGACAGGCCATCCAGCCGCCTCGCCTGACGATCCTTGATCCGGCGTGTCGGCTTGCTCGCCCCGCTTGCAATTCCGCCGTCGTCGCTTGCAAGCCCCTGCCTCTCTGCCCACTCCCGCGCCCGCTTCGAGCCCGACGCGACGGTCCCGAGCGAGCAGCCCAGCCGCTTCGCCAGCCCCGCTTGATCCCGCCAGCCGTGGGCCTCCAAGAGCCGGTGCCAGTCCTCGGGCGAGCGCCGGGCCATCACCGCCGCCCCTCCTGCCCTTCCCGCCCCGCCTCCACCTCGTCCAGCGCGTCGAGCACCCGATGCAGGGCCCACGTCGCCCGTGACGCCCTCCCCCTCGCCCGGTCGAGTCGGTGGAGGTCCGCGGGGCTCAGGGACAGCCCCACGCGCTCCCTGGGGCGACTGGCAGGCGAAGCAGGGGGCGCGTGGGCGGCAGCTCGGAGCGGGGTGCTGGACATGGGGGCAGCGTAGCAGGGGCGGAGGTCGGTGGCTACCCGAGGTGACCGGGGCGGGCCTGTCCTGTATGGTTCATGTAGGGTTCATGTACCCAAGAACGTCGTATTCATCGGCATCGTGTAGGGTGTGTATGGTTTGGGCGTCTCATATACGTACATGAATTGCAATTTGAGAAGAATTTCCGCCAGGCGACTTTTCCGTTTTTCAGTGAGCCGCTAATACGTGGGTGAGAGAAACTATACACAACTATACATTACATCGTATTCATCGGCCTTTTACTATACATGAACCCTACATGAACCCTGCATGAAACCCTACACGCCAACAAGAAACGGCCGGCGTCACCGCCGACCGTCAAGCCCCGATGTGGGCCACTACCAGTGACGGAACCGCTCCTGCTCGTCGGTCACCAGCGTCAGGGGCATCCGGACGAAATACACCACGCCGCTCGCCTTCCTGTCCTTCTCGTAGCCAAGCGCGCCGATCCGTCGCCCGAAGTTCGTCGCGTTGACGGGCTTGAACCCGCCGTTGTTGCACCAGGTCGAGTAGGCCCGGTACATGTCGGCGGCAGGCACGAGGCCATCCGGGTCCTTCTCCAGCCGCTCCCCCGCGAACATCGCCACGCTGTTCGAGTCGCACCGCCACTCGTCCAGCACCTTGTCGCTGGCTGCGAGGTCCACGTACCGCTTGCGGGCGACAAGGGGTGCCGCCCCGTCGACCACCCACCGGGCGATCCCAGGCAACTCGCCCAGGACGCGCCCGAGGATGTCGGGGTCGTAGTCGGGATCCGTCTCCTTGAACCGCCTCGGGAAGTCGAGCGCCAACCACCGGCGCCAGAACCCGTCGCTGTGGTCGGTCACCGGGGGCAGGGTGTTGGCGGCGAAGAGGTGGGCAGCGCGGGCCTGGAACGTGATCGGTGCCTCTCGGATGCGGCGAGCCGTCACCACACCGCCGTCGACGATGTCTTTGAACCCAGACGCCTCGTACATGTCCGCCGCTGGGAGCTCGCCCACGACGTTCACCCGGCTGTTGAGCAGCATCTCGGTGTAGTAGGGGTCCGCCATCCTCTGAATCGGGACGGCCGTGCAGACCGACGACGGGAAGAGCTCGCGCAGGGTCTTGGCGACGATGGACTTGCCGTTCTGCCCGGCGCCGACGAGGACCATCACCTTCTGGTACTTGGTCGCCATGCCGAACATAGCGGCGGCGAAGAACTCTTGCAGGAGCTGGACGCGCACCTCGAACTCAGGCAGATCCATCGGCCAGATGCGCCGAAGCATCGACATCCACTCCGGACACCTCGCCTCGGGGTCATACGGGATCTGGAGGCGCTGGCCCTCCCGGATGAAGTCGTCGAGCCGGAACGACCGCCGCGCACCGTCGACGCCCACCAGACCATTCGAGAACGGCACGCCGAGCGGCTGCTCGAGGTGCAGGAAGTCGCGCCGGTCCACCTTGTCGAGCACGACGGACACGACGCCGGACGCCGCACGGGCCGACAACTTGAGCGGCTTCCACGACGCGACCATCTCGCCGGTCTTCGCGTCGGCGCGTTCACTGCGAATCCAGGCCCGCTCGTACTTGCCGAACAGCTTGCCCCGCAGCCACGACAGGTTCACCTCGTCCCACGTCCCCACATTGGGCTCGTAGCGGTAGAGCCGGTCTGCCTCCGTGGCGAGCCGCTCTTGCCCGCCGAGGTCGCGGATCAGCCGGTCCGCCAGCTCGGGCTCGTCGCCCCATGCCAGCACGGGCGCGTCCTCCGACCGCCGCGCCCCTCCCCCGTCGTCGGGCCGCGCGTCCTTGCCGCTCAAAGTCTTTGCGTCGCGCTCGATGCGCTTCTTGAGCCCCGACGCTGCACCTTGCGACAGGGCCACGGCGAGGCGCAGGAGCATCCCCTCGACCACCGCCGGCCGCTCCAGCCACAGCGCCACCACGCTCCCGAGGGCGGCCTCGTCGGCGTACAGGCCGGCGAGGATGCGTGTCCGGGCCACCTTGTCGGGCTCGGCCTCGATCTCGCCGACGAGCTGCTCGAGGACACCGGCTCCGGCCGGCGGCGCCACGTCCGCGTCACGCCCGCCGCCGTCCTCGACCTGACACGATGCGCCGTCCACCGGGGCCACCCGCTCCCGTCCAGGCCCCGCGAGCGCCACCGCCCGCTCGACGCATCGTGTCAGGTCCCGGGCCCGCGGCGAACGCCCCACGGCGCGCTGACGTGCCACCAGGGCCGCGAGCAGCACCCCGGGCGTGTCGATGCCCTTACCCAGTAGCGCGAGCGTGTACGAGAAGTCGTAGCCGCTCCCGCTCGTGTCCCCGCCGTTCTTGCCGCGCCCGGCGAACAGCTCGGCCAGGCGTGGGTACCGCTGGTGGGCAGCCTCTACGGCTGGCGGCAGGCCGTCCCCCTCCACCCGCGCCCCGAAGTCGAGCGCCTTGCCGTCGATGGTCCCCGCCGCCCTTGCCCTCGCCCGCTCTCGCGCGTGCTCGAGATCGTCGGCGTGCATCTCGGCCAGGTCCTCGTAGTGGTAGACGCACCCCTCGCCGCTCTCCTCGACGACGACCTGGCGGGGCTTCTTCGGGTCCTTGACGTTCCAGCTCCCCGGCAGGCGCAGGATGCGGGCGGCGTCGAAGCACGCGTCCCCGCCCACCCGGAGCTGGAGGGCGTCAGCCATCAGCGACAACTCGGCCGGGTCCTGCTCCTCGGAGAGCACCCAGTACAGGTGCAGCCCGTGCCCGGAGCTAACGACCGTGGTGGGTTGCATGGGCAGGTCCGCCACCTCGGCGCGGGCCTGGGCCTCGGAGTCGAAGTCCTTGAAGTCGACGTCGACCCAGACCACCCGACCGGTGCCCACGTCCTCGGCCGTCCCTCCCTCCCGCGTGCGGGGTAGCACCCCGAAGAACAGCGCCCACCGCTTGCCCTTGAACCGCGCGGCCATGTCGGCGCGGCGGTCGAGCAGCTCGTCGAGCGTCAACCAGCACCGCTCGGCGCAGATGACCCTGCCGCCGCGCTTGTCCTCGATGGGCCGGATCTCGATGTGCCCGTCGAGCCCGTCGAACAGCATCCGGAGGAAGGCATCGACCTGCTGGCCCGCTGCACCGTCGTTCATCGCCGACCCCCGCCGAACAGGCTCGCCTGCCGTCCGTTTGACGGCTCGACGTAGACGGGCAGATCCTCGGGCCGGTCCACCGAATCGAGCGGGTAGAACGGCCGCCCAGGTGTCGCCGCGCAGCCGCACGAGTCGCACCAGAGCATGACGTTGAAGCGCCCGTCCGTCATGTTGCGCCGGTAGAAAGTCCCCGGCCGCGAGCAGCGAGCGCACGCGGGAGCATCAGGGTTGCGCATGAACGACTCCAGCGCCGCTCAACCCGGACGGTCTACAACGCCCGTCCGGGCGAGCGGCTGGAGGTGGCCCCACGGGGCCCGAGCTTGGTGTGCCGGTTGTAGACGGCCATACCCCATCAATACTCCTGGCGCGCGGCGAGGTCAAGACCCCTCCCCGGCCGGCGCCATCTTCCGCCCGCCCCTGCCCGCCGCGAGGATGGCCTCGTGGTTGGGGATCTGCACGCGCACGAGTCTCGCATCCCACTGCACCATGTTCGGGTAGATGCCCGCCTCGACGTCGATCCTCGGCCGAACATGTCGCGCGCCGCCGAGAAGGGCGTCGATGATCTTCGACGCCTGCCCGCGCGTCCAGGCGTATGGGATCTTGACCATCGACTTGAACGGATCGCGGTACTCGTCGGGGATGTGTCGGGTGAACCTGCTTGACTGCTTGATCAACTCGACTTGCCGCTCGGTCACGTCGGCCAACTCCCAGCCGCCGGGCGGGTACTTGGGTGGAGGGATGATGCCCGCCGACAAGAGCCCCTCGTGGAAGTCGTCGAGGAACGCGGCGAGGATGTCCAACGCCACGGCCTCCTCGTCGGTGGGCTCGCGGGGTCCTCGTGTGCCGCGCTCCTGCACCTCGGCGTCAGCGGCCTCCTGGAGCGCCTTGCCGATCGCCTCGACCGTCATCAACTTCTTCCCGTGCCGCCCGAGTAGGAGGTGCGGGTCGAGCACGACGCCGTCCACCTTGTCGCTGCCCGGATGCGTCCGCAGCACGCGCCCGAGCTCCTGGAGGAACCGCACGCGGGCCCCGACCGGCCGGCGAAGGCAGAGCCACCGGAGCCAAGGGAAATCGACCCCCTCGGCAAGTAGGGAGACGTGGACGAGGCACCGGACCCGCCCGGCCTGAAGGTCCGCGAGCCGCTGATCCCGCTCGGCCTGGGAATGCCGCGAGTGGATGGCCTGCGCGCTCCACCCCTGATCCGTGAGCCACGCGGCATACCCCTCGGCGTCGGCGATGTCGCGCGAGCTGACGATCCCCGGCCCCCGGGCGTGCTCGCGCATCATGTCCAGGCAGACCTGGTCGAGTTCGAGCATGTCGGGCGTGCCCTCGACGCGGACGTGGCGCATCGGCACGAGGACCCCATCGGCGACGGCGTCCGTGATCGGGTAGCGGTAGAGGACCTGGTCGAACAGGCTCACCGTCTCCGATGGCACCGACCTGAACGGTGTCGCGGTGAACCCAACGACGCACACCGGATCGAGCTGTGGGATGCACTCACGCAGCACCGCCCCCTCCGTCGAGTGGGCCTCGTCAGCAATCAGCAGCGCCACCCTCCGCTGCCTCGCCGCGAGCTCCAGCATCAGGTTCGGCACGCTGGCGTTGCACGCGACGATCACGCTTCTGCCCGCCTGTTTCTTGCGCCCGTAGAACTGCCCCACCCGCTTTTCACCGACGCGCTCCCCGATGGTCGCGGCGAGCTGCCTGACCAGGGCCTCGCGCGGCACGGTGCAGACGATCACGCGGTCGCCGAGCTTGGCTTGTGCAAGATGGCAAAGCTCGGCCTGGAGGACGGACTTCCCGGCACCCATGGTCGCTGTCACGAGCCCCCGCACCCGCCGCCGCATCGCGTCCACGACGACGGGCAACGCCTCGGCCTGCCACCGACGAGGGGGCCGGGGTGCGCCGTCCCAGGGGGTCACAGCGCCGCCGCCCACGTCGTCCACCCGAGATCCAGGGCCGAGTCCAGCGTGAACCCTGCCTCACCCCGGTCCGCACCCCCCGCCGCCCACCTCTGCCAGCGCGACTCGACTGCCTCCCACGGCACGAGGAGCGCGACCTTCTGGTGGTCGAGCACGTAGCGCACGAGGAGCGCGGACCGGCGGCGCGCGTCAACGGACTGCCATGCCGTCAACTTCCCGCCCTCGTCGCTGGTGATCGCCGACCACGGCAGACGGCGCCCCTCGATCTGCTTGGCTTCAAGGAGCCACGTCAGACGGTGCGCCGCGACGACGAAATCGCACAGGGACCGCTCGCCGCGCTCCTGGACCCACACGACCTGCCGCCCCTGTTTGACGGCGCGCATCGGCGGGTACTGCTTCGCCCAGGCGTGGATCGCACCCTGACCCACCAGGGCGTCGAGTCCGTAGCGGATCATCGACTCCCACTCCTCCCCGGACTGCTGGGCGTGGGTCACGCGCCACCCGTCCCCGTCTCGCCGTCGTCCTCGTCGACGCCGACGACCGACACCTCGACCCCGACCGCCGCGGCAACAGCAGCGAGCGACCGGAGCGCGACCCCTTCCCGGACCCCCCGCTCCAGGTCGCTGACGGTGGGCTGCGAGACCCCCGCCCTCGCCGCCACCTCCTCCTGCCTGAGCCCGAGCCGCACCCGCGCCTCCCTCAGCACCCGACCCACCTGCACGTAGTCCATGGCCACTCCTGTTTCCGGCACCGTACCCCGCGCCGCTATCCACGTCACGTATTTTATTTACACACGGCATATTGACGCCCCGGATACGGCGCGGTAAGGTCCCTGCATCCCTGGAGGCCCGATGCCCGACACCTTCGACGACTATCGCGCCCAGGACGGCGTCAACTGGTCGACCTTGAAGCTGCTCGACAAGAGCCCGAAACACTACAAGCACAGGGTTGAGCACCCCGACGACGGCGACACCGCCTCGCGCGGGATGTTGCGAGCCGTTCACGCGCTCGTCCTCGATCCCGAGCGGTTCGAGGAGCAGTTCTCGATCTTCGACGGGGTCCGGCGCGGCAAGCTCTACGACGCCCACTGCGCGGGCTGGGAGGGCACGACCGTCCTCAACCCGCGCGAGGTCACACTGGCCCGCGCCATCGCCGCCGCCGTCCTCGCCCACCCCGTCGCGTACAGCTACCTGCGCGGCGCCGGCCGGTCCGAGGTCACGATGACCTGGACCGACCCGGACACCAGCCTCCCGTGTAAGGGCAGGGCGGACCGCATCGCCCACGTCGACCCTGACGAGGTGTGGGTGCTCGACCTGAAGACGGTCGGCAGCACCGACGCCCGCGACCTGGGCAGGATGGCCCGCCGCATGATGTGGCACGGCCAGCTCGCCCACTACCTCGTGGGGGTGCGGGCGATGTTCGCCAACTACGTCGGCCGCACGTTCCGGGCGGCGATCATCGCCGTCGAGGACAAGGCCCCGCATGACGTGGGCGTGTTCGTGCTCGACGACGCCACGCTCGAAGCGGGCGAGTCCCTGCGCCGGTCCCTGCTCGCCAGCCTCGCCGCGTGCAGGGCCGCGGACGCATGGCCCGGCCGTCACCCCGAACTGACGACCCTGGAATTCCCCGACTACCTCCTCCCCGAGATGGAGGTCGACGACGACACCCCCGACACGGAGGACCACACCGATGTCCCGTACTGACGCAGACACCGAGTTCGACTTCGCCAGCACCCTCAAAGGCAAGCCGAATCAACTCAACGCCGAGGACCTGACATCAGGCCCGATCACTGTCCGGATCGATCGCGTCCGGTCGGGCGCTGACGATCAGCCTGTCGTGATCCACATCTCCGGTGGACACATGCCCTGGAAACCGTGCCTCACGATGCGCCGCCTGATCCGCGCCGTCACCGGCACGACGAAGGCGAGCGCGCTGGTGGGACGATGGGTCACGCTCTACTGCGACCCGGATGTCCGGTACGGCAAGGTCAAGACGGGCGGCGTGCGCATGTCGCACATGTCTGGCCTCGACCGCACCATCACCAAGGCGCTCCAGGTCAGCAAGGATCGCTTCCAGGACTTCACCGTCGAGCCCCTGCGGGTTCCTGACCAGAAGAAGCAGTCCGGCGCCCCGACCGCCAACATCGAGCGCGTGCTCGAAGACGCGGGCCTCGACCTCGCCGACTTCGACGAGTGGGCCCGCCGCCAGTCCAAGCCCACGAGCGCCGACCTCACCCCCGAGGTCAGGGCGAAGACGGCCGCGTGGCTTGTCAGCAACCCGGCCAAACTCGACGAGATCCGCGCCGTCCACGACGAGTCACCCGACACCGACACCGACGCCCGCGAACCGGGCGAGGAGTAGACCATGCAGGACCACACCGCACCCGCCCACAACCAGATCATCGCCGCCGAGGTCCACGCCCTGCACGGCGGCACCCCGACCGGCATCAAGCGCCAGGTGTTCCGCACGATCTACCACGGCCTCGACTTGTTCCTGGGCCCGAATGGTTCCGGCAAGACCACGCAGGGCCCGCTCGTGATCGTCACCGCGCAGGAGGGCCTCGCCGAGAAGCCCACCGACACCCGCCGCCCCTACCTGGGCTCGACGCTTCCCCGCGACACGGGCCTGACGGTCACGGTGCGGCTCCCCTCGCGCGAGGAGCGGAGCTGGACCCGCGACCTCGCCGCCACGCGCGGCAACGCGAAGTCCGAGCCCGACGCCACCGCCCGGCTGTACCTGGGCCACCTCCCGACCGCGTGGGACCTGTCCGACTTCGCGTCGGGCACGGCAGGCGACAGGGCCAAGATCCTCGACGCCGCAGCCCGCGCCGGTGGAGTGATTGAGTCCTGGGACGCCGCCACCGCACAGGCCCGCGTGCGAGCCCACATCCTCCCCGCCCTCGTCGACGGCGGGCCGCAGACCGCTCGCGAGCCCGCCGAGGTCGCGCTCACGGACGCCACACTCGCGACCCTCGACGAGTGCATCACGGCGCTCCCGACCGCCGCGACCGGTGCCGACTGGTTGGGCGCGGCGAAGGTGTGGGCCGAGAAGGAGCAGGCCGACCGCAACGCCGAGCAGAAGGACAAGGGCAGCTATGCCAAGGAGCAGGGCGGCAAGGTCCCACCGAAGGTGGAGGGCGACGACGCCGCCGACCGAGCCGAGCAGGACGCCCTGCTCACGGAGCGCGCCGCCGCCAGCCAGATCGAGCAGGCCCGCGAGACGGCCCGCGCCGCCATCGCCCGCCACGAGGCCGAGGGCGCCCGGCTTAGCAAGGCCCTCGACGCCGCACTCGCCGAGGGCAAGCGCCTCGCCGAGCCCCTGCCCCCGCTCCCGGCCGACACCCGCCGCGCCGAGCTGGAGCAGGCCATCGCCGACGCCGTGGCCGACACCGACGCCCCGATCCCGTCCTACGACGGCCCCAACCCCGCCGCGCTTCAGGTCGCCCTCGCCGCTCTCCGCGCACAGGTCCCGGCCGCCGACGAGGCGGCCGAAGCCGCTGCCACATCCCGCAAC